ATTGGGGTCTTCCACGTCGGCACAGAAACGGAAGGCAATCGGACCAGCCATCTGTGTGGTGAAGTAGTTGCCCTCGTATACCCAATCGGAATAGGGCAGGCCCGCAGGCGCTCCAAGCGGCAGATACGATCCTTGCTTGGGAGCCTGCGGTGCTTCCCGGAGAAAGCCTTTCGGCAGTCTGAAGATGTTACGTCCCGCGGATATGGACGACGGAGGAGCATAGTAGCTGACGAGAGCCAGGGTTTGGCTACCTGTGACAGTCCACCACAACGGGCTCGATGCTGGCGCGTTGTTCTGGTTGGACGTCTTAATTGAGACATAGGTGACGCCCGACACCGTCACACGATTTCCGACATCATAGATGCCGAATTGCACCCACGCGGCAACGCCGAGGGGGAGCCAGTACGTTGTATCAGTGACAAGGTTTCCGAGGTTGTCGTTGGCAATGGAGATATAGAGGGTCGTCCCACTGTAGACCTGCCGTCCGATGATGTACGTTTCCGTCGCCGAGTAAACATCAGCGGTGTCATTGCCGAAGTAGCTGGTCCAATAATCGTAGGTGCGAGCGGTGGGATCGTGGTTGACCCCCGTGCCAATACTGATCCAGGTCTTCCCGTTGCTGAGAACCCGGTCGTTGATCTCGTACTTCACGAGTGCATCCCAGGTGGGATACCCGATTATGTTGGTCGTGTCCGTCATCGCATACAACAGTTCCGTGCGGGTAGCGTACCGCCAGACATTGCGGCGCAACTCCGACCTGCGGATCATGTCGTAGCAGATACGAAGTTCAGCCGCGTTCTTGCTGTCCTCGGTCCATAGCCCATTCGCAGCGATAGCAGACGCACCCGCTCGCTGTAATGCCCGGTTGGCAACGTCTGTTTCAGTGATCATGCCGCGAACGTCCCGACACTGCTAAGAGAAAGACGCTTGGCGGTCCAGAAGCTACCCTTCCTCGGGGTGATGCTGCCAGCACTCTTGGTCGCCTGTATCTTCAGGCTCGTACCAGCGTTGTTCTGGAGGATCATCTTGATGCGGGCATAGTGGTCCACCGCATCAGTCAGCGAACCAGTTACCCAAGCCTTGGCCGCTGTTGCATCGTTCGAGAATTGACCAGTTAGCATCGTCGCGGTCCCTGGAGGGGCAACGACGCCAGTGATCGGAGACATCTCGAAGTGGATGTTCTGGAAGGTGGGCGCACCCGAGTTGGTCAGGGTCCACGTCACCGTTCCCGCGGTCGTGTTCAGGAAGAACAGGACCATCTCAAGTTCATAAAGGGCCGAAGGAACCAACGTCGGATTGGACGCTGACCCAAAGAAGTTGGCGATTGTGGTGATGGCGCCGCCATCAGCGGATAGCCGGAACCGTTGTTCAACGGGGATTTGGCCACGGCCGGAGGTAACGTCGAGGGTGTCGAACAGGGTCGTCCCATCATACTCAACGGCGCCAACTTCCGCGGCCGACATGAGTGTTCCCGAAGTAAGTTTGACCGGAGCCGTGCCAGCACCGGCAGCGCCTGCGCTGTAAGTGATCTTCTTGTTGGTGAGGATTTCGACACCAGTCAAGGTGACATTGGCGCCAGCGCCAACGTTGATCATGGTGAGAATTTGAGCCGGTGTCAATGCGGCGGGTACGCCACCGGCTACACTGCCAATAACAGTGTTGGCGCCGAGGTTCGCCATCTTGGCCAAGGTAACGGCCGCTGGATCAACGGTGTAGACGGTTCCACCAGCAGAGATAGTGATATCTCCCTTGTCCCCATCCGAGACAGCAGGACCCTGGGCACCGGTGTCACCTTTTGTTCCAACGATATATTGAGCAGTCATAGTGCTTACTCCATGGGGTAATTACAACCCCACCATAGCACTACCGCTAGGTGGGGTCAATCTGAGATGCCGCCGCCAAGGCGGCCGCGAGACCCGTCTCATATTGCTTGACGATGTGTTTCCAGTCCGCGATGATCGCCTGACGATAGCGTTCCACGAGCACTGCATTGGATGCACCCGGAAGGGTGAAATAATCTTTCAGCGCGTCCTCAAGGCGAGCGACCTGGGGAGCGGTGAGCGTGACATTAAAGGATATGATAGCCATGGTTATTCTCCCGGAATGCGAACTATCGCGGCGTGTACGGCAGTTACTGTTGTGATGGTGAGTTCAAAAACCCCCGGCATAGCGTCGAGAATTAATACTCCGTTCGCTGCAAGAGTTCCTTGAGAAATTGTCACTACCCCATCCGGTCCTAGCTGTCGAATGTTTATAGTTCCGAACCCGGTTCCGATACCAGCCAATTGATACTTGCCCCCGGAGAGCACAAATCTGGCGGGAGTAGCGCTGATGTTCGTGAAGCGGACACTCTCTTGGGCACGCATATCTTAATCTCCTGGAACACGGCCAATCACCGCGTATACCGCCGTTGCCGTCGTAACGGTAACTCTAAATTGTCCAGGGGGGAGGAACGTAGTGCCAGATTGACCATTGACTGTCAATGCTGTGATCACCGAGAGCCAAGTTACACCATCTGGACCAAGTTGCTCGAAACCAACATTCCCCCCGCCGAAGGTAGCGGTGACGATGAGCCGGTACGATCCGCCACCCATTTCGAAAGCCGCGGTAGTCGCACTGATGTTGGTGAAGAAGTGTGCCTCCTGAGCCCGCATGACTACACCTGCGAGATCAGGTTGCTGCGTCCATCAATTACACGGCGAACGAGGGCTTCTGTAATGGCTTCGACGTCAAGCGTGGTGATGCCTTTGGTGTCGTCGATACGAAGTTCGATGTCCGTGGAACCTGTTGAGGTTCCGACGACAACATCATCGGGGTTCGCGTTGACCGAGCGGTTCAAGCCGAAAAAGCGATTGGCCATTAGAAGGTTCCTTCAATTTTGAACAGGAGCGAACGGATAGCTTCCCGAATTTGGTTGATTGTGAGGGTCGTATCGTATTCAATATTGACGACGCCTGCTCGCTTCAGGTTCTCCGCCGTGAGATACGTTCCCCAATCGGTGTTCAAGGTATTAACGTGACCCTGGGTGGGCGTTACACCGTCAGCCACCAATGTCGCTACATCAGCGGCCACCGTCGCGGTCGACGGGAAATCACCCGTGCGGGATGTGCTCGGAGTAGCTACCGCCAGATATGAAACACTATTGAATGCCATGGTCCACTCCAAGAAGTATTGAGGGGGCCGAAGCCCCCTCGGGTATTACATTTCGACGGTCTCTACTTCGACGTACACCGTACCGGCCGAAGCCGCCGCGGCAGTCAAGGTAAACACGATGTCGAACTTGCCACCTGGATCGCTGGTGAGAGCAAGTGCTTCCCACAATGCCTTTCCACGGAGGGCTAGAGTGTAGGTGCCGCTTTCGAAAGTCACATCAACCGCACCAGCGGCTGACAATGTTGCGAGAGAAACAGCAGAGCCGAAGAAGGCAACGCTGATTACCGTCCCCGGAACGATGCCAATGGCACAATCTTGGGCAAGGTCCGCATAGTAGACACCGATGTCAGCCGCGCAGGTCGTAATCGCGGTGTTGTCGATGCGAACGCGGGTAACTCGGGCATTCGACGGCACACGTACCGCCAGATACTTCGAGGCGATGCTGTCACCGTTGGCAAGCGCCACGATGTCAACATACTTCTTCATGCGGCCACCACCACCAAGACCGGCCTGCGCCGCCACACGAGGCGACGCATCTACGTTGGTGATGCTGGCGGATTTTATAGTTACAACAGCCATGGGTCAGTCTCCTTACGGGGTGATATCGACGCCGGAGGTATCGGCAGCGAGGATTTGGATAACCTTGCCTGCTTCAGTACGGGTGGCGCCGAAGGAGACGACCGTGCTGATATCCCAAGGGTTGGACGAGAGGTCGAAACGCTGTGCGACCTGGGTCTTGATGTCCTGCCACATACCAAGGTACACGCCAGACTTCACGAACAGGATGCACCCGCGAGTGTTCGCCGAAACAACCGGCAGACGCTCGGAGACCACGATGTCGAAGCCCATGAACCGGCGGACGACACCATTCTCCAGGATACCGCCCTGCTGATTGAAGTCAGACGAGGTAACGAGAGCCTGGTTGCGGAGATCGGCGTGCTGCGAGGAACCAATGACCAAGCAAGCGCCCGAAGCCATAAGTTCGTCAGTATTGTGGTAGTGCTCCAGAATGCGCCGGGCTTCGTTCAGTTTCGCAACTGTGAGGCCCACCGCGGCACCGGCACCGAAGGCGGCAGCGATCTGGAAGTTGGTAGTGTTGAAGGTTTCCGTAGTCAGCGAACCAGCGTCCACGCCAATCGTGGCGGAAGCGGTCGCGGCACGGATGATTTCGTCGTCGAATGCGCGGGCGACTGCCGAGGCAGCACGTTCCACCAGTTTCGACTTCGGATCAATCGGGGTTTTCAACTGGTCGAAGTTGTCAACCAACTGATCGCCTTCCTTGTCGACGGGCATAACCCACCGGCGCTGGTAGTCAGCCGGGATGTTCTGCTTCGGAGCAAAACGGCCCTCGGGGGTCTTCAGCGACATCGCGGAGACAAGGTTGATGGGGGACGCGATTTTCGAACCGGCGTGGGAGCCGCTTTCGACTTTGCCGCGCAGCATAGACATGTTCTGCTGCAAATTGAGATTGAGCAGGGTCTTATACTGCGTGATGAAAAGGTCTGCAAGACCAGTGTCAGCCATGGGATCACTCCATTACGTTGAGGATTTCCCACGGCTTCAAAATGAAGGTGTCGGGGCGCCAGGAGAGGAAAATGTGACAGGAGGCACCAAAACCTCCCCTGGCATTGTGTTGTTTATATCACAGGAAAAGCCTTGTCAAGCCCCCGTCATCCGCCGGGTCAAATCATTGAACTCCTGGACAGCCAAGACGTCGCCTTTATAGAGTTTATCCGCCCACAATCGGTCCTTCATGAGCAAATCCATCTTGTAGGTGGCTTCGTCCTTGGTAAGAGCGCCCGGGGTTGGCCCACCACCACGAACGAATTTGTCTTCGCCCATACTGGTGCCAATTGACCTGAACATTTCCATCGTTGCGGCATATCCGATGGTGTTCTCCAGCGCCGACTGCTGTTCGGAGGTTATGCCGAACTTGGCCATCGCATTATCGGCGACGATCTTGTTCGTAGCCATTCCCGCGCCCCAGTTTGCGGTCAATTTCTCCGTCTCTTGGGCGAGTTTAGCTGCTTGTTCCGTCGAGGATTTCAGACCTTCGGTCTCGGAAATCTTGATCAACTTTTGCGCCAGCAATTGCGCTGTCGCTTTCGGGAGATTGAGTTCCTTGGCCATCGTCTGGAGAGCGGTTACTTCATCGGCGCCGACTTCCCGGCCGTCGGTGAACTTGATAGCGGTGAAATCATAGTCCGCTGCCTTCTCGGGAACCCCGAGCCTGGCATGGACCTTGTTCCAACCTTCAACGTCCGACAAGTCTTTCGGCATCCTGAGAATTTGCTCCTGTGGGGCGCCAATCAGCTTCTCGGCTTCACGATGGGCTTTCGTTGCTGCAAGAGCAACCTCCGTGGGAGTGAGTTTGTCCCATCCGCGGTTCTGGAGATACCCCATGGTCTCGCTATCAGGGGTGCCGTACCATGCCGCGGGAGGCGGGGGTGCAATGGGTGTCGTATCTTCGGCCATTGGTCTTATCCTTTTGTGAAGAGTTGGGCTAGTTGTTCTGGAGACAAGTTCAGGTGTTGCTGGATGCGGAGCCATACTTCGCGGCGTCCTTCCAGCAACAGGGTGCGGTCATGGTCTCCGGGCATGACGCAACTCTCGCTGGCGCGACAAAATGTCGCAAGGTCTTCCAAGACCTGCCTGCCAGCGGGATTGTCGTATTTGAATGTCAGTTGGTAGCACTTTTTGCGATCACCGAGGTACGAAAGTACCTTATCATATTGTTCTTTCAGCATTATTTACCCTGTTGCCCACCGGATTTGTC